TGGACAGTCGGGGTCAAGAGTGATTCGTACAGATTCCAGACAGTTTCGTCGGAAACGATCACCGATGGCTTTTGCCGTGAAGCTGAACCGCCCGAAATGGTGTTATACAGTGTCCCTAATTTGGTCAGGGTCAAAGTTCCGCCGGAAGCGGTGCGAGTCCCTTTCAAGGTCGTATAGGTTGTCCGTGACAGCCCACCGATGGAATCAACCGAGGTTCCGTCATCATCCAAGGCATCAAGCCCCAAGATGTCTTTATTGCCATTCCCTGTTCCATCGCCGTAGAACATATCGCCAATATCATCCGCGGCGCTCATCGCGGCTGCTTCGGATTCGGCTTTGACCAAATTAATTACTTGGGTGTCGGAAACACCATTGACCAACTGGTCTAATCCAGGGATGGAGACTGGCATTTCGTAAGCCCGAAGGTCATAACTCATCGTCTGGCGATAGTTGAAGGTCGCCGTTGAATGGGTGTCTAACCCGCTGAACGATCCACCCAAGGTGGATTTCACCAGCATGACTGGCCGTTTCAGGGTTTCACCTGACCACTTTTTACCATTAGAAATAAAACGGAAGGTTACGAAATTATCCGACAGGATGTTATCGTAAATCTTCGGCAAGATCGTATCTTGCGTGATGCTCGTGACTCGTGTTGAAAACGTCATATGAGTTTAGTTATTAATAAAAAAAGACCTGGCTGGTCCTTGTAGAACTCAAAATTTATTTACTTTTACTTATTTTCTAACTTTATTATTGGCTTGTCAAGTCTTTCTATATTTTCATACCCCCCAAAAAAAGTAAATATAGACTAGTCAATACCCCCAAGTTGTAGGAATATAGTCATATGGAGAAGCTAGAGAGGAAGAATGCGATGGCTGCCCTGAAAGCGCAGGGAAAAACATATCGTGAAATAGCAAAGCACTTTGATATTAGTTATCAAAGAGTGCATCAAATATTGAGGGATTACATGCCTTGGGTTTATGCAAGCAATAGGGTAACAAAAGAGGACGATTGTATTTCTTGCCACACGAAAGAGAATCTTCACATTCACCACATAAACAAAGACAGGAAAGATAATCGTATCAACAACATTTTGACTGTTTGCGGACACTGCCACTTAAAATCATTCCATACAAAATAACCGACAACAAAGGAGGCATGTTTTGCATTACATCATTTCTTCATCCATGCCATCTTCTTCCTTGGTCATGGCTAACATTTTGATTTTCATGGCTAAACCCTTCAGGCATTTGTTTACGTCTCCCCCTTTTTCCATGTAATTACTGTATTCATCGGCGACTAGATCATTAACCACGTCAAACTTATCGCTCATCGCCCGTTGCTGCATGACTTGTCGCTTGTCTATTTTATCCATCATTTAGGAGAAATGCCTTTTTTTGGCGTCGGTCCAAGATGCCATTCTTCGGCCGTTGGAAAATTGACATAACGATCTTTTTCTTCACCGTAAATCTTAATAATTAAATCCCATATCTGATTCCAATAACTATTAGTCATTGCGTTTATAACTGTTGGACTCATTCCTTGTTCAGCACCCACCTCTGGCATTTGATCGATAGCTCTAAGATAACTCTGCATTAGGTCTATTTCAGCTTGTGTGGCGGTCGGAGAGATTTTAAGCCAGCGCCAATCACCTGGTTTTTCTCCCATCCCTGGTGCTCTCTCAAGATCATGGGTTTTAACCGTCAACTCCCGCTCTAGGTCAAATAAATCCTTTCGTTTTTTAAATTCCTCCTGGATGGGTAACACAGCATGTTCTTCATCATAAACTTCTGGGTCAGCAATTAGATTACCGTTTTCATCCCAAGCTAATTCTAACTGACCTAATCGCTCATCCATTTTTGGATTTAGCCCCTTAAAAATACTCACTTTATCTCGGTAAGTTTCTATTTCACCGGTCTGCTGGTAATTAGGATCAATGGTAAAGGATTGATTTGGTGGCGGTGTTGCTTGTGGCGCGCCTCGCAAAGCCGCATAACTTCTGCCTCCATATTTTCTCGCCATTTCCTCTAAATTCATGTCTCCGCCCTGAAAGAATGGCTGATGGACTTGGCCAAAATCAACAACAGCTGGACTTTCTGGCAATTGACCAAAGCCTTGGCCAGTCGGTTGCTGGACCGCCGGTGCTGGTTTATCTGGTACGTCCACGAATTCTAAAGAGGGATGCCAAAAACCTAACGGCTTATTCGGATCAAATTTTAATTGCAGCCTTTTCCGAGCGGCGAGATTGTTAATTAAACTTTCCCGTCCACCCCACAAACCACTGGCTCTTTGTTTTAAGACCTCAATTAATTTCTTTTTATCCATTATTTTTCGCTATATTTTTCCGAGTGTCGTTTTTGATAGCGTTCGTTAACCCCTTCCCACATTTTACGCTTGTATTCATTAGCGGTGTAGGATTTAGTGTTAGCCCTTTCAGTTAGGATCTTTTTAGTGACTTCTTTACGCCGTTTGGCTACCCCGCTTACTCCTTTCACAAAATCAATCGCCGAAGTAATACGCGGTTCGAGATATGAGTCTACTTTCTCCATTAGGTTTCTAGTTGGCTTACCCAAGACTTCTTCTTTAGGGTCGATCTTCTTTAATAAGCCGAATTCTTCTCTGATTTGTTTGTTTTCATTAATCCCCTCGCTCATGGTGCGGGCTTTTAAGGCGGCTCTTAGTTTAGCTAAAGAAGCCATTTAAGTATTCCTTAACCCCCCTTTAAAAACTCTCTTAATCCGTTCTTTTACCCCGCCGTATCTGGCGAATGGTTTTAGGGCTCGTTCTTTTAAAGCATTAACTTTCTTCTCAACCCCGCTAATCACTCCCTTATTCCGGCTAAAGACTTGTTGCTGTTTCATACTGGCCATAATTGTACGTCCCTTCGAAGTTAATGGCATTATTGTCCTCCTTTGAACCGATTCATTAAACTGCTCATTCCCCGCTGTAGGAAGTTATCGGCTACCCCTTCGGTTGGTCCGGCCGGCACTCCCATTTCAGGTGGGGCTTCGGTTGGCGCGGCTTCCGGCGGCAGTTCCTCCGGCGGTGTTTCTTGGGTTGGCTCCTCGCCTAAAGCGGTTTTAGCTTTCTCGTTCACTTGTTCAGCGAATTGAGCCACTTGGGTTTGATTCTCTGGTGGTAGGTTCTTAAAGTGGTCGCTTTCAAGATAGGTTTGTAAGGTCGCTAGATACTCCTTCTCGGGATTAGCCGGGATCTCCGGTGTCATGCCGTTTAAGATGTTCTGAATGTCCCTTAGGGCTTCGCCGTTTATCCCGTCACTGCCTGTTCCTACAATTTCCTCCAAATACTTGTCCATAAAGAACCTAAAGTAGGTGATCCTCTTAGCGAACTCTTTGGGGTTAGGCACGTCTAACCCTTCGGCTAAGGACAGTGGGTCTAACATCGCGGCTAGTTGGATTGTTTCATTCTTAATCGCCTGTTTGTCTTTAGGTAACACTGAACCGGCTTTGATTCGAACCTGAATCCCATCTTCAATCTTGCCGCGGTTCCAATTAATGAATTTAGTCTTGCCTTCGGAAGCCTGGAACCTGATGATTTCTGTCTCATCCCAAAAGACTTTCATTAACTGGACTAAGCCGGGGTAAAGTTTGCCCATCCCGTCCTCAATAGAGTCTGACACAGCCTGTAAACGTCCCATATTTGCCCTTTGCGAGATGATCTCTTGGCCTAAGGTCTTAACCCCTGATGATTCGCCTCTAATTGGCGCATTGGCCCCAAATAGGTTATCGATTTCAGCTCTAGCGTCGTATTTATCTTCCATGACGTAAGCAGGAAGTTGGCCGACTGGCAACCTAGCGGCGGCGGCCCTAACGTCACCATCCACCATCAATTTCTCCGTGGGATCGCCAATTAATCTCTTAGCGTCTTCTTGGCTTACCATGTTAGCGTTTATAACTAATCCCGCGGCGGCTTGGTCGGCATTTTCGGTGATCTGTCGGCCTCTCTTATTCAAAACATCCTGTAAATAGAATGACTGCTCGGCTAGTGAAGTATCATCTAGGATGTACTTACCCAAAGTTAAGTGGTTGAAGATGATATATGGTTTTTTGGGGACATCAAAGAAGTTTAAGGAGACCGTATTCCCGTCCTCATCCGTTTCATATTCGTCGTAGTTCCAATTCGGGTTAGTGATGGAATCTAAAACTAACTTCTCTAGCTTCCAACAAACTGCCTCTTGGGCTTTGCCTTCTTCGTCATAAAAGGTAAACCAAACCTCTTGGTAACTGACGATTTTCTGCCAGCCTTGCTTATTCTCTTGTAAACCAAAGTGCCTTAATATCTCGGCTTTCTTTTTGGGGAACTTTAAGATCAACTCCTCGACGGTAGCCGTAAGGTATTCACAAATTAACGGGATGTTATCGGGATCAGTCGCCCGTTGTTCAAACACAATCTTCTCCGGCCTCACAACATCCACGCATATTTTCCCCCTTCTAGTTCCGTCGGCTTGTAACTTGCCGGCATTCGAATCATACCGGTATTTCATTACGCCGCATCTCTTACCGGTCATTAAATGCCTGGCTACTAGACTTAATTTAGCCTTGATAAATAAGTCTTCGTAAAGAGCTAAGAGGACATCTTGTAAGTCTTGGGCTAGTTGTCTTGATTCGTCAGTATCTTGCGCTTCGGTTACCACTGGTTCCGCCGGCTGGGCGGTAATCATCGGCACTAAAGTTTCTACCGCGGTGATAATCCGATTGTTCTTATATGGGATTTGGTGCTTGTATAAAGCCTTCTCGTCGTACGACTTGTTTAAATAGTAATCCTCCGCTTTCTTCCTGACATTCGTTAAATCTAAGGTCTTGTCCCACCATAATTTCGCGTCTTCAACCCTCGTTCCGATTAACCTAATAATCTCCTCATCAGTGAGTTTTAGCGACAACACATCGCCTTCGTCGGCGATGATTCCTTCCGGCTGCTCGTCATTTTCTACCTCTTGGTTCGGTGAGATCATGTCTAAAATCCTTAACGGACTTCAAGAGTCTCACCAGTTAATGTCTTTATTATACAATGCGGAAAACTGTCTTACAACCACCGCCTTTAGCACACATAATGTCTAATGGCCTTGAAACTTCGCGCATTTCACCGGCGATGATAATGCGAATCGGGCTGTAGTAATTAAACAATATCCTCCCGCACACCGGACAATGGAAGTTAAGTTGGTCATCAGCTGTCGTGTCGCTTAACACAATCGTCACTACTTCATTCATGCCTTTTCGAAGCGGCATTAACTTGCCTGATTTCTGGAACCTGATTGGTGTTATCTTGTCAGCCATGATTTGTCTGGGCGGTTAGCTCGTCTTTTAATTTCTTCTAAATCAATCGCCGGGATTGTTTGGTCGGGCGAGACAACCGGACTGGATGGTTGCTCTGGATAAGGACTTCTCACCACACCACTTTCAATGATAGTTTTTTCTAGCGCGATCCGCCAGTACAAAGTCGCAAAAGGATAGTCTACTTTTCGGCCTTCGATCTTCTTCCAAGTCGGTCTTGGTATTTGCCGCGGGGTTTCTTCAACCGTCCGGTAAATCTGTCCCCATTCCACGATGTACTGTTCTAAATCTGTTACCGTTAAGTTAAAGATGATCTGTTTGGAGTTTATCTCATTGACTAGCTGGTCCATCATCTGGGTCCGGTCTGATTCAACGATGTATTGTTTGTCACTCCCTTTAACTGGCCATTTGATCACTCCTAAATCCTTTTGATCGTGCAAGAAGTAATGGTTAAACACTTTTCCCTTAAAGCGTTTGGTTAATTCCCTTGGCATCCTTGGATAAGGTAAAGCGTCAATCACGCAATAAGCGTTGTATCGCCTAATATCACTTGCGATTTCTTCCCAATCATCTGTCTCATAAATCTGAAAGATGCCGTATGAATTGCCTATCACGACCGTCTTAATCACCCCATTGTCCACTCCCATCGCGACGTTAGTTCTGGGGTTATAACCTGGTACTAGACAATCAGTGATTGACTTGCGGTTCACCGACATTTCCGGCGAGGCGTAAGGTAAACCTAGCGTAAAGTTGTAAAACACTTGGGGTGTTTGGATTCTCCGCTTCTCGATGATCTCGGTGGCCGGCTTGTTTAATAACTGTGACATCCAATAGCCCACCCATGAACGGTTAAAAAACTTCTTGACCCATTCGCCTTCTTGGATTTCAACTAAAGTTAATTCTGTCCGACATTCGGTGCATTGGTATATCTGCCGCTCTGCATCCAGTGATTGCGGATAGATCATCGGTGTCTTATGGCCTTGTTTACATTTCACGAACCAATGCCTTTGATCTGATTGATCCCAAAACTCCCCTACTCCGTAACCGGCTACCGACGGATTAGAAAACGCCCATTCAGTTCTAACTTCGGGATCAGCCGCGTCTAACCTTGACCGGTAAATTCTTAAAATGTTCTGGTCGGCTCGATCGTATTCATCCATGAAAAGAACATCGGCTGAAATAGCGATGGCTTCCGTTTCCCTAAACGCTCCGCGCCAGTAAGCGTAGTTATCACCGATCCTTTTAAGATTAGCGTTGTTAGTTTCACCGGTGTAATTCGCTAAGACTGGATTGTTCTCTAAGATTGGTCCTAATTTTGGCACTAGAAACTCCGCTGATAAGTTCCTAGAAGGCAGGATGTAAATCACATTCATCTTACGGTATTTGCACCAGTGGATTGTTCTTAAAAGAGCCAGGGTCGAAAATCCGATCTGTGACGATTTACAAATCACCACCTTTTGATCCCATGACATATACAAGTCTCTAAGGAACTTATGCTCCTTAAATTCCATGGGCTTGCCTCGTTCGTTGATTAAATTGTTTCGTCTAACCCAATAGTAAGGGCTTAAAGCTTCAAGGTCAGCTTGGTTATACTCCATCTTCCTTTAGCAGTTGGTTGAATTTCTTGGCGTATTCACTGCTAAATTCATGCTTAACTTTGATTGCTTCGCCATCTTCGCCAGTGTGTTCGATTGATTGTCGAGCTTTGCCATAGATTTGTTCCAGTAAGAATCTTTGCATACCATAATCGTTATTATCAGTGGCTGCTTCATAGGACTTAGCCACTAAATTATCAATCTGCTCTTTAGTAAAGTAATCAGCTATTTTTGGCCTAGTAGTAGAACCTTTAGGTCTACCACCTAATTTACCAACTTCTCTACATTGTTCTGGTGTGGCCATGATTATTTATGGTTTTTAACCTTTGTATCTTTGCCATGTTTCTCCTTAACCCGTATAATTTTACCTTCTTCATATCGCCCTCAATTGCTCATCAGTAAAATAATCTTTCGCTTTTTCTGGATATGCATCTATAAAATCTTTCGACGGTTTCCAATCCTTAGTTTCCCATGGTTGGATCATATCTTTAGCATTTAAGTCCCTTTCTTTTTGTATTCTATCAGTTTGGGAAGAAGTATAAAACTCTGGTTGGGTTTTTATTTTGGTAAGCCGGTCTTCGGAAGTGCATTTATCGCATGGCAATACTCCAAACCTAAGACTGGTGTTGGCTTTATTGGGACAATTATCCCTTGGGCAGTTCATTCCTCCGCTAAAGGATTAAACATTTCACAATCTAACGCTCCTCTAAAAGCGTAACAAATCGTCCCATCTTTAGCATCCATGATAATCAACTCATCTGACGGCTTATTTGGTACGTTATATCTCTGGTAGGCTTGCTTGCCTATTGTACTAGCTAAAACTATCCCTCCCGCTAATAAGAAGATCACCACCGCTAAGATTATTGTCCGCCACTCAACCATGCCAGTATTAATAATTCTAAACCTAATGTGATTAACCCCCAACCCGTTAAAATTATAGCGTAGTCCCTGTCACGTTGCTTTGGATTGTTCATATCTTAGCCTTTCTTCCAAACTTAATTCCCGTTCCTTTTCTTTGTCTTGTTGGTGTTGTAGTTCCGCCGGGGAGGGGGGTTTAATGACACCGCCTTTCGTTTTAAATTCTTTGCTTGTTTCTTTTTTTGTTTCCTTTTGGGTGTTT